TTACGTTCAGGTTGCATCAGACACTGGGTATGAAAGCTGGGCCGAGTGCTAACGCGCTGGACACGATATATTTCAGAACAGCAGCAACGCCTTTAGGGTCTGCGCCCGCATTGTTCAGCGGGGACAAGGAGATGGAATGGCCTGGAGATTATGAAACGGAAGGGCAGATCTATTTTAGGCAGGATCAACCATTACCGATGACGCTGCTGGCGATCATGCCACAGTTGATAACTCAGGATAGATGAGGATTATCCCATTCAAACAACATCATTTGGAGATTATCGAGTTACAGGAGTCACAGGCTTATCTGAGCAGTTGGGTGACTCCGGATGCTGCCAAGGCTCTGGAAGCGCACATCTCCTTCACGGGGATTGCGGATGACAAGGTGGTTGGGTGCGCTGGAATGATCAAGCGATCTGAGTATTGGGGAACAGTGTGGGCTTACTTATCCAAGGATTCTGGGAAACATTTTGTATCGATACATCGGGCAGTCAGAAAACTGATTGAAGGATCGATGTTGAAACGAATTGACGCCACAGTGGACTTCGAGTTTGAAGCGGGGCATCGATGGCTGAAGTTGTTGGGCTTTGAAATGGAGGCAGAACGAATGAGATGCTATCGGCCTGATGGGGGAGACAGTTCTCTCTATGCGAGGATAAGACAATGAGTGGTGTGGAAATAGCGTTAGCAGTAGTAGCGGTAGCGGCTGCGGGGGCTAGTGCGGCTGTATCTGCGAGTGAACAGTCGAAAACGCGGAAAGCACAAGCCAATATAGCCACATATAACTCCCAAATTGCTGCGCGGGATGCAAGGATCGAGAAACAGAGAACAGTAAGTGCGGAGGAACGGCATCGGAGAGAAGCTGTGCTTCGCCGGGGAGGGGTCAGAGCCGCGTATGGCGCATCCGGAGTTCAGATGGTCGGGTCTCCGGTGGATGTAATGGCAGATATGGCCGCAGAGGAAGAACTTGAAGCGCTCTTTATCCGGTATCAGGGTGGAGCGTTTGAAGAGCGGCACACCCTGCGGTCACAGCAGTCGAAGAACGAAGCTAGTTACTTAAATTGGGCTTCTAAATCTGCTAAACAGGCAGGTTATATTAAGACAGGGCTGGCTGTAGCGAGTACGGCAACATCTCTTGGATTGGCTTCTGCTGATCGCTGGTAGTAAAAAATCATGCCAAGAATAAAGGTATATAGATCCCAGTTTTCAATTGAACGGATCATGGGGGCGCAAGCTTCCCCCAAGATGGCGCAACGTCCAGGGTTTACATCCGGGGTCGGGGAGGCGCTCGGATACGGGGCCAAAGTGGCTGGTAATCTTGTTACCCTTCTGGGTGATAAAGCCAAACGGGATGATAAGGCGAATTTGTACTCGAACTTGCAAAGCGCCAGGGTCAAGTGGACTCGTAATCTTTTTGATCGTTCAAGGACAGAGGAGGGTTCTTCTCCTGGATTTGTAGATCAGTTTAGTAGTGATCTGCATAGTTTTCTGGAAAACGGTAGTGAACACGCGAAAACTCCAGCGGGGCGAGCGTTTTGGGCAGAGAATGCGGCCCAGCTTCAGGCTGACCTGACAATCCGCGCTATTGGGTTAAACGCTACTTCAGTTGCTGAGAAGTGGAAGGAGAGGTACACAAACGGACTGAATGATAGTGGTAATGCTCTCTTGCTTGATCCAACGCAGCACGCCACTGTTCTTGGTGATCAGATAAAGCTGTTATATGACCCAGAAGGTCCATTTTCTCGTCTACCCGCGAATTTAAAAGGAGAACTTGAAGAGAACACACGCCGCCTTCTAGCGAAATCAGCGGTTAGAGGGGGTATCCGTAAGGATCCAGCGGCAGCGCGGAACGCGCTTGAAGCGGGGGACTGGAACTCAGAACTTGGCAATGAGGCGATAAAAACATTAATCCTTGAATCGAAGCAAGCTGAAAATGCCAATCAATCGGAGGCTGAGAGGGCGAAGAGACTAGTAAAGGAAGCTCAAGAGAAAGAATGGGATATTCTTCGAGATGGCTTTATAGGTAGACTTGGTGTCTCGGAAAATCCGCTAACGTGGAGAGAGGTGCAGTCTTCTAATTTGCCAGCTTTTGGGCTAGGTTCTAAAGAGACTTTTAGGAAGATACTTAATACAGAGTACTCGCCGTTGGCCCGCACTGACTCCAGTTTATTCCTTAGTATTCGAGAGCGGATGACTGATCCCCCTCCGTCGAATCCAGAAGCGAAATTTATTGAGAATAACTTAACCACTTCAGAACATAATCTCAGAAATTATCATTTGGCTTCACAGGATTTTATAGGAGGAGCTTCACCTTATTATCATGAAGATGGGACAAAAACCACTGTTCTTGTTGAGTCTATTCAACTAACGCCTGAGAGCAAGAAGCATGTAAACGTCCCTGCATATATAAACACTCAGGGGCGGATTATTAAAGATCATGCTGAACTCAGAGAACACTGGAAAGAGAAGATAGAGAGTGGATTTTGGCCGACATATGCTTCTGGGGAAGAAGCTGACGCAGCGGCAAAATCGCTGCACACAGTAATTGAGGCGGACGCGCAAGCGTTCGATCACCAGATGCCAACCCTAAAGGAAATAGCCTCTTACATTGGGGAGGGGTTTACCGTGGCGGACTATAACTCTCTCAAGGGGATACTCGATAACCTGACCACCGGGGACAAGATGCTGGAGAAAGGGGTTAGCTCTTTCTTGAAGCGGATGAAAGGCACAATTACCGAGTCTACCATAATGGGGCGGGACGCAAGTGGTGACCAGAGTTTTTATGAGTTCGAAATGTGGGTCAGAGACAGGATAAAGAGTTATATAGACCAAAAGAAAGACCCATACCTTTTATTACATCCTGATAAACCGGAGTATTTGGGGAATATGGCTGAGTTGTTCAGGAAGAGTGACCACGAGAAATTACAGGACACAACAAAGGCGGCTGCTTCACTCTTAGAAAGTCCGGTTCCTCCGAAACGTGATGGCGAGACTACGAATGAATGGGTGATGAGAGCGTATGCCCAGAAGAAGATAAACTCGATCACTAAATGAACTGAATGAACGGCACGGACATAATCGGAGAGTTACGATCTGCTGGGTTTTCTGAGCAGGAGGTTCACGCCTGGGATACCGAAACTCGATCCGATATGACATCCGCTGGGTTTTCGCATAAGGAAATTAATGAATATTTTGGTACACCGGAGCCTGATAAGAAGACATTACAGACTCTGGCTACCCGGATGGTGTCTGTTCCGGAAGAAGATGAGGCGGATCAGGGAAGCATAATGGAGCAGATCTCCCGCGGGCTGGATACAGGGTATCAGTCTTCTGTGACAGGACTGCTTCAGCGGGGAAAGTCTCCGGATCAGATATTGTCGGATAACGCCCCTATGGCAGAACGCATAGCGAACCATGCGGGAATGCTGGTGGGCGACTTCCCGGCGATGGTTGGAGGTGCTTTTCTTGGGGGTGGAGCCGCGTTGACTGCGGGTCAGGCCGGTCCGCAAGTAGCGTTTCCTGAAGAGATTCTTACTGTGCCAGCGCTATCAATGGCGGGCGCGTTTGCGCTACCCGCGATGGTCAGGGAGTCTCTGATACAGGAGTACCAGAACGGAACTGTTAAGACTTTTGGAGATTTCTGGGAAAGGCTATCCGCCATTATGGTGTCAACAGGGAAAGGGGCGTTGACGGGTCTTTTTGCGGGTAAGGCTGGGGAGTTGGCTAAACCCGGGGTTCAAACACTCGCTGCTGAGATAGCGACCATGGTGTCTGTCGGGTCTGCGCTGGAAGGAAAGGTTCCGGAGCCGCATGACTTTGTGGACGCAGCTATTCTGATTGGTGGGGTTAAGGGCGCTATAAAGACAAGCACTAAACTGACAACAACCGGGAGGTTGGTTGTTGATAAGTTGCATTCGAGATACAAGGAAACCGGCATTCATCCGCTAAGTATTCTTAATGAGGGTTTAAGAAATCCGGCTATCTTACAGAAAGCATTGTCTTCAGAGCCAAGACCTCCTGTGAAACCAAGACCCTCTGCGGATAAGACTCCGATTTCCGAGGATGAAAAGACCGTTCTTGGTCGGGTATCAGTGGGTGAAAACAAGAAGACAGGGTGGGCCGGGGTGGATTGGTTATACACCCATTTCATTGATAAGGCTCATCCGTTAAAACAGATTGTTGAACTGTTGTCGGAAGGGAAAGAACTTCCTGCCGACATGGATCCTTATAAACTTGCAAGAACTTCTGTAGCTGCTACATCGAAGGCTAATCTATTCCTTGAGTTTGAGACTCGTAATTTTAAAACGGGAGAAGCTACCGGGAAGGGACTCAGACAAATTCTTTCGCCAATAGCGGATAGCCTTGATGGACTCAGGGCGTATGCAGTGTCAAGACGGGCTGTTGAGTTGGCTGCCCGCGATAAGCCGGTGGAAACCGGGGTCGATCTGGAAGTGGCTGGTCGCGTTATCGTTGATGGTCAAGGAAAGTACGAGTCTGTGTTCAGGGAGTTGGTGGATTTTCAGGATCGCGTTACTGAATATCTACGGGATTCGGGTGTAATCAGTAAAAACATGTATAGCGCTATTCGCGAAGCGAACAAGGACTATGTTCCTTTCTTCAGGGTTGTAGATGAGAAAGCTCCTTCTGTTGGGAAGGGATTGAGAACACACCAACCGATCAAGAAGATAAAAGGGTCTGAGAAAGTCATACTCGACCCGCTGGAAAGTGTTATCAAGAACACTTATCTGTATGTGCAACTGGCTGAACGAAATGCAACGGGTAGCGCGTTAGTTGATCTCGCGAAGACATCAGAGTTGAACTCATCGCTTGTAGAGAAGGTGAAGCAGAAGCTGAAACCCATCAAGGTTTCAGAGAAGGAACTGGAGAGATCACTAAAAGAATACGCAGAAGAACTGGGGATAGAACTGACTCCCAATGAAATGCTGATCTTCAGACCAATGGCATTGCCTCTGACAAAAGATCAGATTGTTGTCTACCGCAAGGGAGATCGAGAGGTATACAAGGTCGATGAAGAAGTCGCCAGCTTCATGAATGGGATGGATCACCAGAGCGTTAACCTTCTGACGCGGATTGTTTCTATTCCTGCGAAAACGTTACGCGCAGGAGCGATCTTAAACCCAGATTTCTTTGTTCGTAATATGATGCGGGACAACATCACTGCTGCGGTTTATTCAGAGAACGGGTTCAGACCTTTCATCGATGCAATGTCTGGGTTGACCTCACTCGTGAAGAAAGACAAGGCTTTTAAGGATTGGGTGTTTGGTGGAGGACCGCAAGCCACTCTTGTCTCGCTGGATAGAATTTATCTACAGGAAAACCTGAAGACCCTGGTTGATAAAACAGGAATGCTGGACGCGGCAGTTAATGTTATCAAAAACCCGCTTGGTCTTCTTCGTGTGACTACTGAGTTATTTGAGAATGCGACTCGTCTAGGTGAATTCAAGAAGGCTATGGAGGGTAAGCGCGGGAAAGCTGCGTTGGTTGAAGCTGGATTTCAATCTCGTGAAGTGACTTTGGACTTTGCCAGGATGGGGTCCAGCATGAGAGCGATGAATATGATTACGGCTTTCTGGAATGCCAGACTTCAAGGTTATGACAGAATGTACCGGGTCTTCCGTGATAACCCTGGTAGGGCGACCACAAAAGCTGTAGCCATGATCACCATGCCTTCTGTTTTATTGTGGATGCGTAACCATGATGATCCGCGGTACAAACAACTTCCTGCTTGGCAGAAGGATCTGTTTTGGATCGTGATGACCGATGAACACATCTTCAGAATTCCCAAACCGTTTGAGTTGGGTATCCTTTTTGGCACATTCCCGGAAAGAATGCTGGATAAGATGGCGGACATCGATGAGAACTTGAAAGGAAGGTTGTTTGACGCAATAAAGGCCGATTCATTGACTACTGTGATACCGAATGCAGCAGTTCCTATTCTGGAACAAGTATCCAATCATTCTTTCTTCAGAGGCACAGCCCTTATTCCTAGTAGATTGGAGCGTCTTCTACCTGAAGAGCAGTACACAAACTACACCACTGAGATCGCCAAGTCGTTAGGGAAGATGATTACTAAAATCCCTGGAATGCGGTTGAGTACCGCGGGTTCTTCAATCGTCATCGAGAACTATATACGTCAGTGGACCGGCGGGCTGGGGATGCAGATGCTTCAGTTGGCCGACAAGGGTTTGAGAGAGGCTGGAGTGCTTCCAGATCCTGTAAAGCCAGCAAGCACTTTAGCGGACATACCTTTCATAAAGGGTTTTGTTGTTCGATATCCTACTACAGCCGCCAGTTCGATCACTGATTTCTATGACAACTACGCAGAATCAGTCAGATACGCTGGAAGCTTTAAAAAGCGGATAGAGGAAGGGCGTGTTGAGGATGCGATGGCTCTTCTTAAAGAGAACCCAGAGCAGACGCTGACCAGACTGAATGACTTTCGCATGACTCTTACAGAACATAGTGGTGTTATCCAGATGATACACACGCACCCGAGTATGCCTCCTAATGAGAAGAGACAAATAATCGATACAATGTATATGAATATGATTCAGATAGCCATCAGTGGAAATGAAGTGAGTAAGCGTATCAAAGACGCTTTTGCCGAATTATCGGAATGAAGTAGCGTTTAGTGTGTCCAAATGATTGTGGTTTTCACAACGAGTTAGGATAATATGAACGATGGAGAGGTTTAAAACATGACAGTTTCCAGTACCCTCAGCAGGGCGGAATACTCTGGTAATGGGACAACTACGGCTTTTTCGTTCCCGTATTACTTCCTGGCGGATGGTGATCTGACCGTTATCTTGGTGAGTTCCACAGGGGTCCGTACAACGCAAACTATAACAACGCACTACACCATAGTGGGCGCGGGTGTTTCTGCTGGCGGAACCGTGAGTATGGTGACGGCTCCAGCGACAGGAGAGATCTTGATAATCTTGCGTGAAGTCGCGCTGACTCAAGGGGCTGATTTTGTAGAGAATGACCCGCTCTCAGCGGAAGTGCTTGAACAAGCCCTTGATCGACAGACAATGATTGCCCAGCAGCTCT